TATATGGCTGGGCTCGATCAATGTGCAAGTATGGTGATTACTTTGTTTATTTAGATATTGAGCAAGATGAAGGTGTTAAAAACGCGATTGGATTACCAGCAAATGAGCTTGAAAGATTAGAGGGCGAAGATGAGAACAATCCAAATTATATTCAGTATCAATGGAACTCAGCCGGCATAACCTTAGAAAACTGGCAGGTTGGACATTTTAGAGTTTTAGGTAATGACAAGTTTGCCCCATATGGCACTTCAATTCTTGAGCCTGCTAGAAGAATTTGGCGCCAGCTTACGCTTCTTGAAGACGCTGTAATGGCGTATAGAATTGTTCGTTCACCTGAACGTCGTGTTTTTAAGATTGATGTCGGTAATATTCCTCCTGAGGATGTTGAGCAATACATGCAAAAAGTTATGACTCAGATGAAAAGAAATCAAATTGTAGATGTCAATACAGGCCGCGTCGACTTGAGATACAATCCTTTGAGTATTGAAGAAGATTACTATATACCGGTTCGCGGCACTCAGTCGGGCACAGAGATTACGACTGTTGGTGGAGGCAAATATACTGGTGACATTGAAGATGTAAAATACCTAAGAGATAAATTATTCAGCGCACTGAAAATTCCAATGTCCTACCTATCACGCGGCGATGGAGCTGATGAAGATAAGGCGACTTTAGCGCAAAAAGATATTCGCTTTGCTAGAACTATTCAAAGGCTGCAAAGATCCTTAACATCAGAGCTTGAAAAAATGGCTGTTATTCATTTATTCACAATGGGCTATCGAGGTAATGATTTACTTTCATTTAAACTATCGCTGAACAACCCATCCAAGTTAGCTGAAATACAAGAGCTGGAGCACTGGAAAGCGCGTTTTGAGGCGGCAGATGGAGCTTCACAAGGCTACTTTAGTCGCCGCTGGGTTGCAAAAAATATTCTAGATGTCAGTGAAGAAGAATTTGATAGAATGCAAGTTGAGATGTTCTACGACAGAAAGCACGACTTTGCATTAGAGCAAGTTGGAGAAGCTATGGCAGCTGAAGCAGGGGGAGCCGGCGGAGGACTAGGCGACTTAGGCGGCGGCGGTGATTTAGGCGGAGACTTAGGCGGAGACTTAGGCGCCACTCCTGATGCACCTGATGCAGAAACTCCAGGTGACGAGCCTGCTCCTGCAACACCCGGCGGTGATACGC